GTGTTTGCTGCCGTGGCCGAAGACCAGGTGCGCGCCGGGGACCGGGTGCTGATCCTGGCCCACCGCGGCGAACTGCTGGAACAAGCCGCCGACAAGCTGCAAAAATCAACCGGCCTGGGCTGCGCGGTGGAAAAAGCCGAACAATCCTGCCTGGCCAGCTGGTACCGCGTTGCCGTTGGCAGCGTGCAAAGCCTGCAGCGCCCCCAGCGGCTGGAAAAGTTCCCCCACAATTATTTCAGCACCATCATCATTGACGAAGCCCACCATGCCGTGACCGACGGCTACCGCCGCATTCTGGACTGGTTCCCCGCGGCCAAGGTCCTGGGCGTAACGGCCACGCCGGACCGCGGCGACCTGCGCAATCTGGGCGAGGTGTTCGACAGCCTGGCCTATGAGTACAAACTCACCGATGCCATCCGGGACGGCTTTTTGTGCCGCATTATGGCGCAGACCATCCCCCTCAAGCTGGACATCTCCACCGTGGGCATGTCCGGCGGGGACTATGCCGTGGGCGAGCTGGGCAGTGCCCTGGACCCTTATCTGGACCAGATCGCCGCCGAGATGGCGCACTACTGCAAGGGGCGCAAAACCGTTGTCTTTCTGCCGCTGATCAAAACCAGCCAGAAATTCCGGGATACCCTGAACCGCCACGGATTCCATGCTGCCGAGGTCAACGGCCAGAGCACCGACCGCGCCCAGGTCCTGGCAGATTTTGACGCCGGAACCTACAACGTGCTGTGCAACAGCATGCTGCTGACCGAAGGCTGGGACTGCCCCAGTGTGGACTGCGTTGTGGTGCTGCGCCCCACCAAGGTGCGCAGCCTGTACAGCCAGATGGTAGGCCGCGGCACCCGCCTGCACGAAGGCAAAAAGGACCTGCTGCTCCTGGATTTCCTCTGGCTGACCGACCGCCACGAGCTCTGCCGCCCGGCCGACCTTGTGTGCGAGGACCACGCCGTTGCCCAGCAGATGACCGATAACCTAGCTGCCGCCGCCTGCCCGGAGGACGTGGAGGAAGCCGCCCGGCAGGCCGCCGAAGACGTGGTGGCCCAGCGGGAGGAAGCCCTTGCCAAGCAGCTGGAAGAACAGCGCCGCAAACGCGCCCGCCTGGTTGACCCGCTGCAATACGAAATGAGCATCCAGGCTGAGGATCTGACCGGTTATGTGCCCGCCTTTGGGTGGGAAGCCGGTCCCCCCAGCGCCGAGCAAACCGCCGCGCTGGAAAAGCAGGGCATCTGCCCTGACGCGGTGGAATCCGCCGGCAAAGCATCCCTGCTGCTGGACCGGCTGAGCAAGCGCCGGGATGAGGGCTTAACCACCCCCAAGCAGATCCGCTGCCTGGAAAAATACGGCTTCCAGCATGTGGGCACCTGGAGCTTCAACGCCGCCAAGCACATGATCGACCGTATCGCCGCCTGCGGCTGGCGCGGCACCCCCAAGGGCGTGGACCCAAAGACCTATATGCCCTCTGCGGAAACAACCCCAATCTTTGACTTCGGATGGTAAACGGAATGGACAATGCAAATGATCTCAAGGAAGCCTTGGACTTTATCTCCCCGGCAAACTTGACCTATGAGGAATGGGTCACGGTGGGCATGGGCTTGAAAGAAGCCGGGTTCCCTGTCGCCGCATGGGAGCAATGGAGTTCCCGCGATGGCAGCCGATACCACAAGGGCGAATGTGCCCGCAAGTGGGAAAGTTTCCGCGGCAATCCCAAACCGATCACCGAGAACAGCATTTTTGCACTGGCACGCAATCACGGCTGGCCGGGCCCCGCCGGGCATGAGCTGGATTGGAACGACGCGATCTGCGCCCCCGGCACCCGGCCGGACGGCGTTGTGGTGGATACCCGCTGGCTGGATATGCAGGAGCTGAACATCCCCGAACAATGGGACCCCGCCGACCAGCTGCGCCGCTACCTGCAAGCCCTGTTTGAGCCGGAGGACCATGTGGCCTATGTGACCGAAAGCTACCTGCGGGATGACCGCTATGCCCCCACAAAAGGCTGCTGGGACCGCACCGCCGGTCAGCTGATGGACGAGCTTGCCCGCTGCGGCGGGGACATCGGCGCTGTGGTGGGCGATTACAACCCCGCCGCCGGTGCCTGGATCTGCTTCAACCCCGTGGAGGGCGGCCGCAGCAACAACAATGTGACCGACTACCGCTATGCCCTGGTGGAATGCGACAACATGGAGCTGGAAAAGCAGCAGGCCATTATCCGCCAGCTGGAACTGCCCTGCGCGGCCCTGGTGTACAGCGGCAGCAAAAGCCTGCACGCCATTGTGCGGGTCGGCGCGCCGGATTATACCGAGTACCGCCGCCGGGTTGACTACCTGTACGCTGCCTGCAAGAAAAACGGCCTGACGCTGGACGAAGCCAACCGCAACCCTGCCCGCCTATCCCGCATGCCGGGCATCCTGCGCGGCGGCAAAAAGCAGTACCTGCTGGAAACCAACACCGGCAAATCCTGCTGGGAGGAATGGAAAGACTGGTTTGAAGCCTGCACGGATGACCTGCCCGATACCGAAAACCTTGCCGATGACTGGGCCAACCTGCCGCCGCTGGCAGATGCCCTGATTGAAGGAGTGCTGCGCCAGGGCCACAAAATGCTTCTGGCTGGTCCCAGCAAAGCGGGCAAAAGCTTTGCTCTGATCGAACTGTGCATCTGCCTTGCCGAGGGTGCCCCCTGGCTTGGCCGCTTTGCCTGTGCGCAGGGCAAGGTGCTTTATATCAATCTGGAACTGGACCGCGCCAGCTGCCTGCACCGCTTCAAAGATGTATACGAAGCCCTGCACCTGCCGCCCCGGAACCTTGCCAACATCGACATCTGGAACCTGCGCGGTGCCTCCGTCCCCATGGATAAGCTGGCTCCCCGCCTGATCCGCCGGGCTGCCAAGAAAGGCTACCTGGCCGTTGTGCTGGACCCGATCTATAAAGTCATCACCGGCGATGAAAACAGCGCTGACCAGATGGCCAAGTTCTGCAACCAGTTTGACCTGGTCTGCCGGGAACTGGACTGTGCCGTCATCTACTGCCACCACCACAGCAAGGGCGCGCAGGGCGGCAAGCGCAGCATGGACCGTGCTTCCGGCTCCGGTGTGTTTGCCCGTGACCCGGATGCCATGCTGGATATGACCGAGCTGGTCCCCACCGATGCCATCCGGGAGCAGCTGCACAACAAAGCGGCCTGCGCCGCAGCCAAAGCCCTGCTGGATGCCCGCGGCCATGCCGATGCTTACGGCCCGGACGATGCTCTGAGCCGCAGCCGGATGCTGGCCATTGCCAAGGAACACCTGCCGCTGCCCGATCTGCACCGCCTGGATGCAGACACCGCGGCTGCCATCAAGCGCGCCGATGCCATGACCGCCTGGCGCATTGAGGGCACCCTGCGCGAGTTTGCCCGTTTTGACCCGGTCAACCTCTGGTTCGACTATCCCGTACACAAGCTGGACAGCGGCCTGCTGGAGGACCTGCAGCCAGAAAGCGATTACAAGCAGCTTGGCTCCCGCGGTGCCGCAAAGCGCTGGGGAGACAAAGATACTGCCGCCAAAAGCAAGCGTGCCGAACTGCGCACTGCCTTTGAAGCCTGCACCATGGATGGTAAAGTGACCATTTACAGCATGGCTGAATACCTGAACCTGAAGCCCGATACCGTGCGCCGACGCCTGAAATCCGATGGCGGATTTTGGATTGATGGCACCAGCGTGGGGCTGAAAGAGCCCGGAATCAACGGATAATATTTCTTATATTTCACGGAAAATAGCCGCTATCACAAATCCGTCCGAACTTCCGTATTTCGGAAAATAGCCGCTATCCGTACCAAATACGGACGGAAAATAGCCTTATATATATAGTAAAAATCCGTCCGTGTGTTGGGGTATCCCAGAGGATGGGGCGTACACAGCCCCCATCCCTCCGGGAACCCACCCCAGCACGTTGGCCGCAAAAAAAGAACGAGGTGAAAATACATGCAATTTTTTATTCCCATGCAGCCGCCCACCACAACTCACAACGCCAAGCAGCTGCATGCCTTTATGCGCGGCGGCAAGCCCTGCGCCGTGCTGCACGACAGCCCGGAGCTGAAAGCCACCCGTGCCAAGCTGCACGCATACCTGGCCCCTTATGCACCGCCGACCCCCTGCAGCGGCCCGGTGCGGCTGTTGGTCAAGTGGCTGTTTCCCACCGACGGCCGCCACAATGACGGCGAGTGGCGCACCACCAAGCCCGATACCGACAACCTGGAAAAAGCCCTGAAAGACGAAATGACCCGCCTGCACTTCTGGCGCGATGACGCATTCGTGTGCAGTGAGGTGGTTGAAAAGTTCTGGGCCGATACCCCCGGCATTTTCATCAAGGTGGTGGAATTATGATGCCTGTTTCAAGCGGAATGCGGTTCGATACCGAAAACAGCCGGTGCATCCCTGCCGAACGGATGACGCCGGACGAATTGCGCCAGCTGCACCGCCTGGCCATTGAGCGCCGCCCCGAAGCCTGCCTTGGCTGCGGGCTGGAACATAATTGTTTTGTGTATGGGCATGGATGTGCCGTCATCCGCAAAGCATTGCGGCTGTTGGGAGGTGGGGCGGATGCCTGTCTTTGATTCCAACTGTTTCTACATCATCCAATGCCTGGCCCTTGTGTTTCTTGTGGCCCCCTGCGTGCTCTTTGCGGGCGGCATGCTGATCTGTGGGCTGATGTGGTGCGGGCTGCGCATCACCCGCGCCATGCACCTGCGGCTGCTGGGTCTGCCGCGGTGTGGGCGCTGCCGCTACTGGGCCACTGTGCAGTGCCCGCTGTATGGCCGCAACACGCCGGATGATTTTTGCAGCCGCGGCGAAAGGTGGCGCGATTGATGGATATTCTGCTTTCGATCATCGGCAGCGCTGTTCTGGCCGCGCTGCTGGCCGCCGCCTACACCGCCGGGCTCTGCGCCGGAAAAGCCGCCGCCCACCTGGACGAGGACGACGAACCGAAGATCTACATGGATCACACACATGGAGGTGAGGATTGATGCCGAAATATTCCGATAGGCCCTGCGCCCGCTGCGGCAAAATGATGCTGTACGCCTATTGTAGCCAGCGCTACTGCAAAGCCTGTGCCCCGCTGGTGCGCAGCGACGACGCCATCATCAGCCGGGCCAAGCAGCGCAGCAAACGTGCCATGAGCGAGATCGCCCGCGTGAAACGTGCCGCCCGCGCCGAAGGCAAGACCTATGGCTACTATGTAGCCCTGCACGAGCCGCGGAAGGGGTGATGCCATGACCTATGAAGAGAAAGTCGCCTGGCTGCGCCGCTACCAGCAAAGCCTGCGCCAGGAGCGGGAACTTGAGCAGGAACTTCTCACTCTGCGCAGCCAGGCTTGCCGCGTCACGCCTCTTCTTTCCGCCATGCCTACCGGCACCCCGGACGGGCAAGGTATCCCCCGTGCCGTGGAGCGCATCATTCAGGCGCAGCAAGAGTTGGAACGCCAGATTGCTATCTGTGCAGATACCCGCCGCGACATCATCGCAATCATCAATCAAATTACCGATGCCCGTGATCAGGAAATTTTGCGCAGAAGATACCTACTTGGCCAGCGCTTTGAACAGATCGCAGTGGAGATGCACCTGGAATACCGGTGGGTCAGGAGGAGGCATAAGCAGGCAATCGAAATGTTGCTTTTTTAGTCGTTTTGAGCATTTTGGGGCATTTTTAAGCCGTTTTAAGCAAATTTCAGCACTTTTTCAAGCATTTTGGGATCACAATCCATTTACATTTCGGGGACATTCCGTTATAATAATCTAAACAAAAGTGCACCAAAACAAACAAAACTGTGCATAGGATGTGATGAAGTGGCTTATAATGAAATTGCTTTTCATGGCACCATAGAACCATATGCACAGAATATTCTTGCTGAACAGCACTTTAATCCTAGTACGAAACCGAACGAGTGGTTGGGCTACGGTATATATTTTTTCTCTCATCGCGTCCACGCCGAATGGTGGGCAAATGATCAAGCTTCCCGGCATCATAAGCCTGCTGCTGTTTTATCTGCAACGCTTCAATATGAAGATAATGCCTTTTTTAATCTTGACTTAAACGAAAATGCTTACGCATTTAATCGCTTTTCTCAAAGATTTTTGCAAGAAATAAAAAGTGCGAAAAAAATTCAAATTGATTTTAATGATCGAGCACAATTACGTTGCTTTTGCATGGAAGCGTTTAAGCTCCAGCATCCCGAAATCAAACTAGTTTCATATACGTTTGATACGCCGGGGCGTTGTGGGCGGTGGCTATTTCGTCCAAGGCAAGTGCAATACTGTGTAATTGACCACAGTATTATCAGCAATATAGAATTGGTCACCAAAGGAGGTGTTCCCACATGAGTGCGCAAGTTTCTGCAACTGAGTTGGCTATGCAAATTTGTAACCGTCTCGGTATTCATTACAGTTTTGGGGAGGGACCTTCTACCTTGATGGGAGTTCCCATTGAAGAGGTCGGGGATCTGTTTCCCGTTGCAAAAGACTATAAAGTATCCATCGCTTTTGAATTGAAGAACCCGGAAGTTAGTTCTGCTTTATATAAAAGCAGCCTTTCCCGCGAGACAAAGCCCGCTTCCTACTGGATGAGTCAAGATATTTCTTGTGTATCGGACCCCGATGATTTCACTTCCAGTAATCCCTCTGCTGCCTGATCTACAAAAGAGGAGAATAAATGAAATGAATCCGCAAGACAAAGATATTCGAAGTGTTCTTTCTATTAAGCATTTCATCTTTAATAGCATTACCTTTGAACGCATCGGTTTCAGAAATGACTCTCAAGAGCTTCCTACTTCTTTCTCAGTAAATGTAGAAAAACAAGGTGAAAACAATTACATTGTCACCTTGGATGTCAATGTAGAAAAGAAGGGTGAATTCAAGACCGATATCAGCATTTCTGGCTATTGCGAAATTGACGATAATCATCCTCAGCTGGATACGATTTTGCGGGTAAATGCTCCTGCTATTTTATTCCCGTATGTTCGCGCACAGCTTTCCCTTTTAACCGCACAGCCAGAAATGAGCCCCATCGTGCTTCCTGTTGTGAATTTCCAGAAGATTTACGAGCATTCTAAAGAGAATGCTGCTGAAAATTGACCCTCGCAGACCCCCAATAAACATGCTATAATACCATCATCAAAAGCCGTAAGGAACCCAAAACGTCCTTACGGCTTTTGTATTGTCATTTTATCCTCCCCATTTCAGCCAGACGGTCTTGCTCCCGTCTGGCTGTTTTTATGCCGCACAGCCGGCCCTTTGGCAGGGGCGCTGTGTTCCCAAGCAACGGCACAGCAAGGGTGCAAGGCCCTTGTGCGGCCCCACTCCCCGGCACCCGGCAAAGGCTCACACATTTTACTCTCTTTCCTTTTGTCCGTGCGTGCCGGGGTTCTTTAATATTCCACCCCGCCCCAACCCGGCGGGGTATTTTATTGCAGAAAGGCGGTGAAACATGGCATACAAACGCAATCCGGTCGGGCGGCCCCCGAAGTACAAAAGCGTGGAAGAGATCCAAGGCAAAATTGATGCCTATTTCACCGCC